TAATACTTGTTGTTGACCTGCATAAATTTCAACATACATTGCAATAAATGAAGTCATATTTTTTTTAATGTTTACTGCTTTTGAACCTGTTTGATTAATTAAAGTTGTCATTGTGTTTTGTTTTATTGTTTCCACAAATATAACACAGGTTTTATACACCTTCCAAACATTTGGCAAACTATTTTCTAAAAATGTGATGAACGGTAAATAATAAGGATAAATGGTTAAGCGAAGGCGTAACGCCCTGAACCTCGTTTGATATTGTGGTTTTGCCACGCTAAAGCCAAAGCCATAACCGTATCGTCGTGGAATCCTGAAGGCGCTGAATACCTTACACCGTGTGAAGTAAACTGATATTCAAAAACGTCCAATTCGTCCACAATAACACCTTCCGGGAATCCGATTCGTCCCTGTTGGATTGCTGAAGCCAAACCTTCCATTAATTGTTGCTTTGATTGACTTGTAAACTTCAAACCTTCAATGTTTACCCCTTCGCGAAGTAAGTCTTCAAGTATCGGGTCGCCAACCCCTGTTGAATCCACTACAATTGGTGCAGGTGGCAACCTTTTAATTGTTTCTTTGGTGTTATGCCAATCCATTTGAAAGCGGTCAAAATACGCCACGTTGCCGTCCTTATCCAACCCAATAATAACTGTGTAATCCACAGACTTCGCAAGGTCAATGCCATAACAAACAATTGGTTGCGCTGAAATAGGTTTGACACAACGTTTAATAAATGCGTTGCCAAAAGGGTTTGCGCTATTCTCGGACGGGTTCGCCATATATTCCTGTTCAAATACAACTTCAGGTAATTGAATTCTCGCTTCGTCTATTTCGCGCGGGTTAATATGCGGATTGTCGTATGTGCTAAATTTAAAGCTTTGCCAATCGTTTTCGCCCTGTTTCATAAACAAGGAATAAAAGAAGTTTTTGCCACGTGGTGTTGAAAGGAAAACCGCCTTCCCTTCATAGTCGGTCAGCGTCGGGCGTATGCTATTATTCCAACCGTCTTCCAAATCCGGGATAAATGCAGCTTCGTCAACAATAACCAAATGGAACTTACGACCGCGTAAATTATCCAATCGTTCGCCTGTAAAAAATTCAATTGACCCTTCGTTGGGACAATAAATTTTCAGCTTTGAAATATTGCTTTTAAATGGTAATACCTTTGTAAGGCGTTCAAAAAATACTTGCGCCAATCCGTATGTCGGTGTTATGTATGCAACGTTCCCGCCTTTTAATGCTTCTTTGATTATAAGTATTTGCGACAATTCAGACTTACCAAAACGACGTCCGCACATAATTACGATAAAACGCCTTTCAGCGTCCAATATCTTTTTTTGGTTTAAATGTGGCGTTGGTAATTCAATGCGCATTTATAGGATTGTTTTGCCGTCAACAAATACAACTTCAATTCGTGAATCCTGTTGTACGTCAACCTGTTCTTTTGGTTTGCCATACACACGTGACAAAAGCGTGTCCATTGAATAAAGACTTCCATTATTCATTGACTTAATGATTGCCTTTGCAACTGTCTTTTCCAATACTGTCGCTTCAGGGTTACCCGCAACGCTTATTAATTCATTGTCAGTCATTGACATAAGAACCTGAATTGAATCGTTTATTTCAGCTAATTTGTACCCCTGTTCTTTTAACAAGCTGACATACTTACGCGGACGCCCGTTAGGGTTTGCCGTTTCGCCTTTCTGCAAAACTTTTAAAACTCCGCCGTGTTTCTGTTTAACTTCTTTTGCCATTGTAATACCTTTGTTTATCGTCCCTGACCTTTGTACGCTTTTGGTCGTGGACTGTGTTTGTTATAACTCTTTTTTGCGTGTCCGCACTTTCTTTTTCCGAAATTAGTCTTTTGACTGTCCCCTTTAATCTTTGCCATTTAATGCCTTTTTATGCTTATCTTTTAAATATTCCAAATGTGTCTTTGTGTCCCCCATTACGACGTGACAATAACGGCAAAGCGCCATTAAATTTTCAATCCTGTCCTTTTCTTTTGTTCCCCCCATTCCCCTTGCTTCAATATGGTGAATGTCAACCGCTTTGTTCCCGCATACTTCACACGGAATAAAATCTTCAATTCCGTACCCAAAGTAATCCAAATAAATTTTAGTATAATTTTTCATTAAATATGGTAAAACTTACTGCGACAAATATTAAGCCAATTGCAACGGAATTATGAAATTCTGTATTTTCGTCAACTGCTTCGCCAATGTTTATGCCTAACAATATATTGCGCGGCAATAAATGAATTGAAACCCTAAAGTTGCCAAACTGAATAAAGTATTCCATTAAATTAATATGCCTTTAGCGTCTGTTTTTGAATTGATAAGTTCAATTTCACGCGGGTTATTATCATAATGCGTCCCAATTCCGAAATGTCGTATTGTTTCCCACTTATAAGCACCATTTGTGAAAATAATTCTACTGTCGGGAATATTAAAAGCATTTGCATATTTATAAACGTCTTCATTATGTCCTGACTTTTGACGTCTTGTAACTATATAAACTGTTTTCCCTTCTTTAATTAGTCTTTTCATTAATTCACGACCGCGTTCTGTGTCCAATGTGTCGTCAAAATCTAAACTAACTTTGTTTGAATCCGCAGCGTAAGCGCCTGAAGCTAAAATTGCCGCCCAAACTTTGTTCGCCTTTTCTTCTGTGTCATAGATACAACCACCTGACCCAATTCTGTATTTCCCGTTTGAACATTTAATTACCGGCATTGCTAATTAGTTTATTGTAAATAGCAAAACGACGCTTATTTACTTCGTGCAAATTGAAGTTCTTATTGCAATAGTCGTACAACGCGTTCCCGTAGCTTTTACGGGCGTCAGAGTCTTTGGTTAACAACTTAATCCAATAATACCAATCCTTCTGACTGTTGACGTGACAGGCGGGATAAAATCCCTTGTAAGGGTGTACGTTGCTAACGATTGCCGGGTTTTTCTTTGCCGCAGTTTCAAGTACCTTCAAATTAGACTTCATTGAATTAAATTTGGAATCAATCAATGGAATAACTGAAATGTCAGAATCGCAATAAGCCGCCATATATGAAGTCACTTCGTTGTAATTGTATATTTTAGGGTTCAGCTTCAATCCGTTAGTGAATGCCGCAATCATTCCGTCCCAAATTGGCTTTTCGCCTTCGTTGTACCCGGCAATTACAGTTTTAACCGGGAAATTGATTCGCTTCATTGGATTACGTAATATTTCCATATCCTTCCCGTGCGTACCTGAACCTGACCAAAATAAACGGACAAGGTCTGATTCTGTTTTGTAATCCTTAAACTGTTCTTCACCGTATGGAATCGCATTTGGTAATATTTCAACATTCTGATTGTATGCGTAAACTTCTTCAGCCAATCGTTCGTGCGTAACTGTGCAAAGGTCGGCAATACGAATCCACGCCAATATTTGTTCGCTAATATCATTTAAAACATATCGTTCGTAAAGTATATGTGACGGGTCAAGCTTCCAATAATCGTCGTTGTCAACTACTAATTTAAAACCATACTTTTTGCGCCATTCAGACATTTGTTCGGGCGATATGTTTGCCAACATACGATTCATAACCACAATGTCATATTTCCCTTCAAAAACTTCTTCGTTTACCGTGTCAGTCATTAAACAATAATCCTTTTGCATATTTACCAATGGCATCATTATCCTATGGTAACCGACCCCGCTTGTCTTGCTCGTAATTGCTAAAATGCGCATTTAATTTGTTTTTCATAATGATAAATTGGTTGGTATTTTTCCCAAACCGACTGCGCACGTGCCAAACTTTCGTCCTTCATACGTCTGTATTCTGTCCCGTTGCCAACGTCGTGTCCAATATGTTCTGACCTTAATTCAGGTAAATAATAATTTGTAAACCCGGCAATGGTTGCACGTTCTGCATAATCCCTGTCCTGCATTCCGTAGGGGTCGTATTCAATGTTGTAACCCCCAATCGTGTCAATTAATTCCCTTGTAAAGTAATTATTGCCAAATGGTGTATGTGTTTTGTGTATTCCGTCAACCAATGGCGGCAATTCTTCAACGCAATGTATGCCAATAATGCCTGTTTTTGACACACGTTTTGAAAACATAACCCAATTTGACAACCAATTGGTCGGTAATAATATATCATTTGCCAATATACAAACGCCGTCGTATTCCTGTGTTATTGATAAACCGAAATTGACACCTGCGGCAATACCCCTTTTATGAAGTGACCAATTTGCATAATGCCAATTGTAATATTTTTGTATTTCGGTAAACTGTTCTTCGTCGCTTCCATTATCAATAAGAAAACAATGTGCGTCGTGACCACTATTGTAAAAATTTTGGTCAATTACCTTTTTGGTAAGGTCTGCCCTATTTTGGGTTAATAATATTACGGCTATATTCATTAATTTTGTAAGTTTTGCTTTCGGGTTTATCAATAATTAAACTATATCCGTTTTCATTCATTATTTCATTTATTTTATTCCAACCAATCGTTAGTTTGTGCGTACCCTCGTAACCTTCCCAATCATTTCCATTTTCTGTCAAAGGCGATTCAAAATGAATATATTTAACCCCTTTGCAATATTTAGCTAATTGTTTAAAATGGTCGTTACTTAAATGTTCAATAAAATGTGTTGCAATAACAATGTCAGCTTTTATTGTTCTTTTATCTTTAAACCAATCAAATTTTGTTGGCTTGATATAATTAACCTTTTGACATTTAGTTGAACGAATTGCAGCTTCACAAATTTCAATACCATACCATTCTAATATATTAAAGTCTTCCAAAGCTTGTTTGGCTAAATCCCCCTTCCAAGTTCCAAATTCTAAAACAACTGCATTATTGCATAATGATAAAGCTTCTTTTACATTATCATAATTATAATGATTTTGTTCAGGAAAACGTGCTTCTAATTCATTGTGATATGATATTTGTTCGTCAATTGTCATTATATCATATTGTTCGCGCCATTTATCAAATTCGTTCATTTTTTTATATTTGGTGATAGATATTTTGCAGGTACACCGGCATATTTACTATATTCTTTTGTTTCGCCTTTTATAAAAGCACTTGCGCCAATCATACAACCCTGTTCAATTATAGTAAATTGATGCAATACTGCGTTTAATCCAATGTTTGAATATTCTTTTATAACTGAATGTCCACCAATTTTTGCACCACAGGAAATTGTGACATTGTCCATTATCCAACAATCGTGTCCAATATGCGCGTGTTTCATAATAAAACAATTATCCCTAATTGTTGTCACGTCCTGTGTACCTGCGTCAATTGTAACCAATCCGGTAATTATATTGTTGTCGCCAATAATAACCTTTCCTTTTTCCTGACCCCAAAACTTTTTGTGTTCAGCCGGGTCACCAATAATGCAATAAGCGCCAATGTAATTATTGTCGCCTAAAATAACGTTGTCGCCAATTATGGCGGTTGGGTGTATAAAATTAGCCATTATTTTTTGGTTTACGACCGCGTTTCTTCGGTTCAGGTTTTATAAATTCAACACCTAATCTTTGGTCATTTTCAGAAGGTATGTTTTCAAATACAATGTTTTCTATTGGTAAACTTTTGGGTTGTTGCTCGTACCATTTATACAAACGCATAATCATTTCGTACTTACACGAACCGCACCAAACAGACAATAAAAAATTAGGGTCTAAATATAACCTGTAAATATGTTCGTACATTTGAAGTTCGGCAAATTCAAGGTTGCGAATATAACCGTTCTTTGCGCTTTCATAATTCCCAATATTGGCTTCCAACCAATGGCGGTGTTCTGCTTTTATTTCCATAATTTCCATATTAATTTTGAAATAATCGGTGCTAAAAATCCTGCAATAAAAATTGTTGAAGTTATTTGTTGGATTAATTCAGGTGCGAAATAGTGTATTGGTGCAATCCACGCAGCCAAGCAACTTCCGCAATTGAAAGGCTTGAAATTGATTCGCCATTTAATTGGTAATTGGTGAATATC